ACGAACGTCAAGTGGGGGTGGCGTGACCCGGAGGCGAGCCTGGTCCCGCTCATGTTGCAGACCAGCACCGAGATGGGCCACTTCGGCGCCGAGCTCGCCGGGTTCATCCAGTCGTTCGAGCTGACCGGGACGGGCGAGCCGAACGCCACCGGCCGCTTCTACGACACCGAGGCTGGGCGCACCGCCCGGGGCCTGTTGCTCGGGGGCCGCAAGTTCGGCGTGAGCGTGGACCCGGACAGCGACACGACCGCCGACTACATGTGCATCGAGGAGGACGACGACGGGTTCTGCCAGGCGGCCATGTGGAGCTTCACGTACTACAGCATCGCCGGGCTGACCATGACGCCGTTCCCGGCCTTCGCCCGAGCCAACATCGTTCTGGCCGGGGCCGAGACGGCCGACAGCTCCGCCCCTGAGGACACCGTGGAGGCCGCTCTGGAGGGCCTCGTTGCTGCGAGTGCAGCCCGCCCGGACCGGCGTGCCCGACCGCCCAAGGCGTGGTTCACGATGCCGGAGCCTGAGTTCGGCGACCCGCTCCTCGTGCAACAGGACCTCGCTGGGGAGCGGTGGGGCGTGCCCCTGACCATCACCGAGGAGGGCCACGTCTTCGGCCACCTGGCGCTGTGGGGCGAGTGCCTGCGGGTAGGCCGGGAGGACGTCTGCATCCAGCCGCCCGACAGCGCCCGGGCTTACGCCGAGTTCATGGTCTGCTCGACCCGCACCGCCGAGGGAGAGCTCGTGGCGACGGGCGCCATGGTGGTCGGCTGCCCGCACTACCCCGTCTCGGGCGTGGACCGCTCCCACCCGTCCGTCGTGCGTGACTACTACGCCGAGGCCGGGCTGGGCTGGGCTGACGTGCGAGCGAGCTCTGGGGCGTTCGGCCCGTGGATCACCGGCCGGGTCCGCCCCGACGTGACCCTGGCGCAGCTGTCCGTCTTGCAGAGCGTCCCGCCCTCAGGCGACTGGTCGTTCTCCCCGGAGGACGGGGGCCTGGAGCTGTGCGCCATCCTGTCCGTCAACAAGCCCGGCTACCCGGTCCGCCGTGAGGCCATCGCCGCCGCCGCTCTCCCCGCTGACAGCCTCGCCGACGGCGCCTCCGTCGCAGCGCACCTGGTCGGCCGGACGGTCATGGCGCTGACCGGCGCCAACAGGGTGCGTCCGTGCCCCGAGTGCAACCAGAGGCACGCCGCTGCCCAGACGGCCACCAGCCGGGAGCTCGCCGCTCTCGCACGCATCGAGGCCCTCCTCCGGACCATCGACCGGCGCACCCTCCACTTGAACGGCGCCGCCATGCAGACGGCCCGGGCCCGTCTCTTTCCCCCGACCATCCGTGACTGACCGCTCCGGCATGGTGTACCTTCCCCGCTGACACCGAGCAGGGGGGCGCATAGACGCCCCCCAGCCGAGCGCCGGGCAGCACAGCTCCCGGGACTCCTGCTCCGTTCGCCGTCTCAACCGACCGCTGACGCAAACAGGAGATTCCCATGCAGGTGCTGACCGAGCTTCTGGCCCGTGTGGCCCAGGGCCTCACCGAACTGACCGACGAGGAGCTGGCGCTCCTCCTGGACGAGGTTGTCTCCGAGGCTCTGGCCCTCGCCGAGACGGACGACAGCGACGAGGCGTTGACGCTGGTGCAGCAGGCCGTGGAGGCCCGCACTGCGATCGTCGCCGAGCAGACGCAGCGTGCAGCTGACGCCGACGGCCGGGCGACCCGGGCCGCCGACCTCATCGCCGCCCTCAACGCCGGGCCCGACGACGACCCGGAGCCCGAGCCGGAGCCGGAGCCGGAGGAGCCCGAGGCCGAGGCGGCCGAGGCCACCGAGGCGGAGATCGCCGAGGTCGTCGCAGAAGCCGAGGAGGTCGTGCAGGAGGCCCTGGAGCCTGTTGCGGCGAGCTCTGCCCCTGTGGTGTCCCGTGTGGCAGCCCGCCGCCCGGCCAGCCGGGCCGTCTCCCGTGCGCAGGCCCGCCCGGCCCGCCAGGTCGGCTCCGTCGCAGAGTGGGGCCTCGTGGCCTCCGCCAACGCCCCCGGCACGGTCAACGCCGGAGCGCCTGTCCGCACCGAGGTGGAGCTCGCCGACATGTTCCTGGAGGCTTGGGCCGCCAGCGAGAGCTACCGGGGCCCGTCCACCTACATCAAGCTCGCCCGTGCAGGCCAGCTCGCCTCTCCCCGCACGTTCGGGGCGGCCCGCTTCCTCGACCGGGACGAGACGGGCAACGGCCGCAAGATCAGGGACGTGACCAGCGCCGAGGCCATCACGGCCGCCGGGGGCATCTGCGCCCCGGTCGAGGTGCGCTACGACATCCCGTTCGTCGGCTCGACCGAGCGCCCCGTCAGGGACGCCCTCGTCCGCTTCGGCGCTGACCGTGGTGGTGTCCGCACCATCCCGCCGGCAGTCATGAGCGAGTTCGAGGCTGGCGTGGACCTGTGGACCGAGGCGAACGACGTCAACCCCACCGACCCGACGGTCAAGCCGTGCCTCGTGATGACCTGCCCCGAGGAGGAGGAGACGGTCGTTGACGCCATCACCAAGTGCTTGGAGATCGGCAACTTCCGGGCCCGGTACTTCCCCGAGCAGGTCGCCGAGTGGACCCAGATGCTGTCCGTCTGGCAGGCCCGCTTCGCCGAGCAGAACCTGATCACCCAGATCGCCGCTGGCTCCACCGACATCTCCGTCGGCCAGGTGCTCGGCACGGTCCGGACGATCCTGGCCTCGCTCGCCCGGGAGATCGCCGCCGTGCGGTACCGCTACCGGATGCCTCGGAGCTTCCCCCTGCGCCTCCTGTTCCCGGAGTGGATCTACGAGAACATGAAGGCCGACCTGATCCGGCAGATGCCGGTCGGGACGCTCGAGGAGACGCTGGCCGTCGCCGACAGCACGCTGGATCGGTTCTTCGCCGCCCTCAACATCCGCATCACCCTCATGAAGGAGGGCGAGACGGGCCAGGGCTTCGGAGCGCAGGGCGACGGGACGCTCAACCCGTGGCCGTCCACGGTCATCGGCTACATCTTCCCCGAGGGCACGTGGCTGTTCCTCGACGGGGGCACGCTGGACCTGGGCATCTACCGGGACAGCGGCCTGATCGAGACGAACGATTACCGCATGTTCTCGGAGACGTTCGAGGCCGCCCACTTCCACGGGCAGTTCTCCCACCGCTTCATCTTCGACATCTGCCCGGACGGCTCGGCGTCGGCTCTGATCGACATCGACCCGTGCACGCTGGGTAGCTGACCCAAGGCGAGACGGCCCCGGGGGACCAGAGCTGGAGGGCTCCCCCCCGGGGCCGACCCGTACCCGCCGACCGCCAGGAGGCCTGAGTGGCGCAGTCGCAGACCAACATCACTGCCATCCCCGCCGACCCGCCCCGATACGGCCTGATCCAACAGCTCCTCCGTGACACCCCCGACGAGCTCCGGGACCGCTTCGTGCAGGGCTGGACGTTCCTGCCGGAGGGCTGCGACCCGTCTGGCGCCGAGCCGGTCATCTGCGCCACCTCGACGGCTGAGGTGGACGGTGGAGACGGCCCGGCCGTCATCGCCGGGCAGCCCGTTTGGCTGTGGGCGGAGGACAGCTGCTCCACGTTCGGCTTCATGAGCCGAGACTGGAACGGCCGGGTCCGCCGGGCTCTCGACGCCAAGCAGTCGTACGACCTCGCCCGGGAGCTCTGGGAGGGCGTCGCCAGCCAGATCGGCGGGCTGGGCAACATGTACCTGAGCGCCCCGGACGCCAACATCGTCACGTCAGGCGCCTTCGCTGTGGCCAAGGGCGTCGGCTGCCTGGAGGCCGCCCTCGCCACCGGCCTCGCCGGGCAGCCCGGCCTCATCCACATCACGCCCCAGGCGCTCATGCACCTCGTCACCATGAACGCTGTCCGCTTCGACTCCGGCACGTGGCGCACCCCGCTCGGGACGGCCGTCATCGCCGACGCCGGGTACTCGGGCGCCGGGCCCGGCAACGAGCCCGCCGGGGACACGCAGTGGGCCTACGCCACGCCGATGATCCGGGTGCACCTCGCCGAGGTCATCGTCCGCCCGAGCTCGACCGACGACCGGGAGCAGCTGGCCGCCGCCATGAACATCGGCACGAACCTGATCACCGTGCGGGCTGGGCGTCTCGCACAGCTCGTGTGGGCGTCCGAGTGCGTCCACGCCGCCGCCGAGCTCGACCTGCCGGTGTGCGGCTACGGGACGGGCTCGTGAGCGACGTCTCCGCCAGCGACCTGTCCTCCACCGACCGTGGGGGCGTGCTCGAGAACGACCTCACCATGGACGAGCAGGGTGGGGGCGGAGGGGGCTGCCCGCCGGGGGAGGAGTGTCTGCCCGACGACTTCATTGACCCTGACGACTGCCCGGGCTGCCCTGATGGGGAGGAGTGCCTCCCGTCCAACTTCGTGGAGCCCTGCCCCGAGGGCCAGGAGTGCCTGCCGTCAGACTTCATCGACCCGGACGACTGCCCGGGCTGCGTGGGCGACTACGTGCCTTTCTGTCTCAACGAGAACGCCGACGACGTTGACACGCTGATCCTGGCGCTGACCCCGTTCGCCTACTACCCCATGGACGACGCCTCGGGGCTGATCCAGGACGCCTCGGGCAACGGCAACCACGCCACGGCCGCCCAGGGGACCGCCGCCTACGCCCAGGCGCCGATCACCTCCAAGGTCGGCAACTCGATCCGCTTCGACGGGCAGGGCTTCACGATCCCCAAGCCTCAGGCGACGCTGGGCGGTGGGGCCGCCTGGTCGTTCATCTGGCTCCAGCTCATCACCGTATGGCACGGCACCGGCTCGACAGCCGAGGCGCCCGTCCCCTTCGGCGTATCTCAGTCCTCCAACAGTGACGCCCTCACGCTCATCCTCGCCGGGGGCGACCTGTACGTGATCTTCGCCCAGGATGGCGCTCAGAACTACGCCAGCTACTTCCCCGAGGCCGACCTCGTCGGACGTGTGGCAGTGATCGCCCTCGTGTGCAACGGGGACAACCAGCCGCAGATGTACGTCGATGGCGTCCGCTGGGGTGCCACTCAGACAGCGGGCGCAGGCTCGGGAAACGATCTTCGCATCGGCTCTATGAGCGACGGCTTCTGGGGCCACTCCGATATGCGGATGTCGAACCTCGCCTCGTTCGACCGGGGGCTCACCCACGCCGAGGTTCTGTCCATCACCGAGGCCCTGCACGACGCCGCCTCCCTGGCGGCCTGCCTAGTCCCCTGACCGCCTACCGACCACCCAACGTGACGGCCCGCCCGCCACGTGCCATAGTCCCGAAACCACCAAACACGCCATCAAGGAGTGACCTGTGCCCGAACATTGCTTGCCCCAGGTCCAAGCCATTGCGATGCGGGTGACTGCGCTCGACCTGTCGGGCGTCCCGCTTCCGGGCACGGACACCATGATCGTCAGCAACGCCCTGTCGTCGCTGGCCGTCTCGCCCGTCTACACCGACGGTGACGAGATCGAGGAGAAGGGCGCCAACGGTGGCGTCTGCGTGAACTACCGGAGCGCCGACACCTTCAAGCGCCTCGACCTCACCCTCACCCTGTGCACCCCTGACCCGTACCTGGAGGCCGCCATCTCCGGCGGAGACGTCCTGGAGGCCGGGGGCCTCGTGGGCTTCGCCGCCCCGCCGCTGGGCATCGTGACGGGTGCCGGTGTGAGCATCGAGCTCTGGGCTCTCCGCATCGACAACGGCGCCCTGGACGTGGACTCCCCGTACGCCTGGCACGTCTACCCGAGGGTGCAGAACCTGCGCCTCGGCGACTACACCCATCAGAACGGCGCCCTGCTGCCCGTGTTCTCGGGGCAGGCCGTGGAGAACCCCAACTGGTTCGACGGCCCGGGCAACGACTGGCCCGCCACCAGCGACCGGGTGCACCAGTGGATCGAGACTGCGAGCTACCCGACGCCTGTCTGCGGGTACACCGAGCTCGTCGCCAGCTAGACCTGTCCCAGAGCTCCGGCCCGGGCCCAAACGCCTCCCGGGCCGGAGCTCGTGACCGTGGGAGACTGAGACGATGCCGGGCACCTGCGCACCCTGGGCGACCCTCGCCGACGTCTGCTCGCCCTGCGACGACTACGAGTTCGACGCCGGGCTGCTCGGCGACACACTCCAGTGGGCCAGCGACATCCTGTTCAACCTGACCAAGCGCCGCTGGTCCGGGAGCTGTGAGCAGACGGTCCGCCCGTGCACGGGCCTCGACCGCTACCGCTGGGCGCCGACCGGCCAGTACTTCTGCGGTTGTTCCACGTGGAACAGCTGCGGGTGCTCGACTTGGAGCGAGCTGATCCTGCCCGTGTACCCCGTCACCGAGGTCACGGCCATGATCGACGGCGTGGCCGTGGACGCCGCCCGCATGCGGATCGATGACGGCTTCAAGCTCGTGTGGCTGCCCGACGAGACGGACCCGGGCTCCCGGCAGGGGTGGCCGTGCTGCCAGCGGGTAGACGCCCCCCCGACGGAGGAGGGCACGTACGAGCTGACGATCACCTACGGCGAGGAGCCGCCCATCGGGGGCGTCATGAGCGCCGCCATCCTCGGCTGCCAGCTCGCCCTCGGCTGCCAGCCCGAGACGATCGGGGCGTGCCGCCTCCCCAAGCGGGTGACCGCCATCACCCGCCAGGGCGTGACGGTGGCCGCCGTGCTCGACCCTCTGGAGCTGTTCGCCAAGGGCCTGACGGGGCTCCCCGAGGTGGACCTGTGGGTGCAGTCCGAGAACCTGGGGCAGGCGTCCAGGGGGGCGACGATCTTCCAGCCCGGCCAGCGGACCCGACAGTCGTACCGGCGCCCGGGGAGCTTCTGACCGGGAAAGTTTCCGCATCTGGGCAGGTTCGGGGGCGTAGACGGAGCGGCTAATCGCTGTTAGTCTGGACCTGTCGCAAAGAGCTCCCGCCCCCGGCCCGTAACGGAGGCCGAGGCACCACCCGGTCGGTAACGCAGACCGGGAAGGGGGCTCCGAGCGGCCCGACCCCGAGGGGCGGCAGGGACGCCGGATGCAAACTGCCTGCGTGACCCGCCCCGGGGGGCCGGACCCCAACCCAGCACGAGGCCAGGAGGCCCACCATGAGCAAGACCCAGCCCACCCTCACCATCACCGTCCCCGGCCGCTTCCTCATGGCGGAGGCCCCCAAGGGCGCCAAGGTCGTCAAGCCCGGCACCCGCCAGTCCACGGTCGAGTTCACCTCGGCGCAGCTGATCGAGTTCATGGCGAAGGCGGCCCACTTCGCCAACCACAAGAACTTCAGCCCGGTCCCGGCCGACCTGTGGCCGGTCATCGACTCGGCCCGCAACACGGTCAAGGCGCTCGACGCCAACGCCGCTGTGGCGGAGTTCCTCGGCATCCAGGGCCCCGTCGTTCCCCGGACGGCCCCGGCCCCCGAGGTCATCGAGGTCCCCGAGTCGATCACCATCGTGGTCGAGACGCCGGACCCGGCCCCCGAGGTTGGCGACATCGACCCGGTCGCAGTGAAGCGGGCTGCCCGCAACGCCGCAGCCCGTGAGCGCCGTGCAGCCAAGAAGGCGAAGGCGAACGCCTGACCCTCAGGGGGGGAGACCTCGCCGGGTGCGGGAAACGCCCCGGGGCAGGAAGGCTCCCCCCCACCTGGTCCAAGCAGCGCCCCCCGTCCACACCAGGGCCGGGGGGCGCTCTGCGTTCTCGGGGCCGCTAACCCCGGTAACGTCTGGCGCCATGCGCATCGCCTACATCGGCAACTTCACCCGCCCCTGGTGCACCGAGGTCCACGTGGCCGCCGCCCTCACCGAGCTCGGCCACAGCGTGGTCCGTCTCCAGGAGAACCGCACCCAGCTCGACCAGCAGACCAAGGCCCTGCTCCACGGGGGCAACCGGCCGGGCCGCCTCGGGCAGGCGCCCCCGGACCTGTTCATCTGGACTCGCACGTGGGGCGTGCCGCCCGCCCAGGCGAACGGGATGCTGGAACAGCTGCGGGCCGCCGGGGTGCCCATCGTGTCGTTCCACCTGGACCGCTACCTCGGCATCGAGCGTGAGGGGATGGTGGACTCGGAGCCGTTCTTCCGGACGGACCTCCTGTTCACGCCCGACTCGGGCGACTGGGCCGCCCACGGTGTGCGGGCCCACTGGATGCCGCCGGGGGTGGACCGGGCCGAGGCCAACGCCGTGTACCGGCCGAACCCCAAGCGGTGGCCGTGGAAGGTGGTCATGGTCGGGAGCTTCCCGTACCCGCACCCCGACTGGCACCCGGTACGAGCGGAGGTCGTCTCTCATCTGAGAGCCCGTTACGGAGACGCCTTCGCCGTGCTGCCCGCCGATCAGGGGGGCCGACCGATCCGCAACGCCGACCTGGGGGAGCTCTACGCCACCGTGCCGGTGGTGGTGGGCGACAGCTGCTGGGCCGGGATGGCCGACGACCCGGGCGGCTACTGGTCCGACAGGGTGACCGAGACGCTGGGCCGGGGCGGCTACCTCATCCACCCGCACAGCGCCAAGCTCGCCGAGATGTACCCCGACCTCGCCCTCTACAGCCTGGGCAACATGGACGAGCTCGGCACGCTGATTGACGAGGTGCTGGAGCCCCCGAACGACCTGATCGCTGCCGCTGTGGCGAGGGCCCGGGTCCGCAACAGGGAGCTCGTGCTCGGCCGGGACACCTACGCCCACCGCATGGAGGAGCTTCTGGTCACAGCGATGGACGCCGCCCAGATCAGGGAAGCGTCCCGGCCTGTGCCGCCAGCCCCTCCGCCGAGGGCCCTGAGGAGGGCCCCTCGTGTGCCGGAGAGCCCCGAGGTCGCCGCCGCTGCCCAGACGGTCACTGGCACCTACCGGCCCCGCAGGCTGCGTCATACGTTCCGCTGGGCTGAGGGCGTCTCCGACAGCCACGCCGTCAAGGAGGTGTGGGACAACGACGACTACGGGATGGCCGGGCTTCCGCTGGCCGGGGCGACCGTCATCGACGTCGGCGCCAACCTGGGCGCCTTCTCCGTGCTGGCGGCCATGCTCGGCGCCCGAGACGTGCACGCCTACGAGCCTCACCCGGAGACGTTCGCCTGCCTGCTCGAGAACGTGGCGGCCTGCAGGGTGGCGAACAGGATCACGTGCCACAACCACGCCGTGGGGGGCTGGGCCCGGGTGGATGCGCTGGTGGGCTCTGGGGGTGGCGCTCACATCGGGGCCGGGGTGGACGGGCCCGAGGTGGCTGTGCTCGACATCTCGGCCGTGCTGGAGCCGGTCCAGGGGGAGGTCGTTCTGAAGCTGGACTGCGAGGGCTCCGAGTACGAGATCATCGACGGGCTGGCCGACGCTGACTGGGCGAAGGTCAAGGCGGTGGTGATGGAGTGGCACGGGCCCGGCATGCCCCACCTGGCCCACATCGACCTCGACCGCTGGGGGCCGATGGTCCAGCGTCTGGCCGACCACGGGGCGTTGACGATCAAGGGCCACCCGCATCTGGGTGGGCTTCTGTGGTGCAGGAGGTACTGATGCTGGGGCGTGTGGCGCTGGTGAAGGTGCGGGCGACCGCCGAGAGCGTGGATCCGGAGACGGGGGTGCGCCGCTTCTGGCGGATCGAGTCTCGCCGGGCGCACCTGGAGGAGACCATGGTGGGGCAGATGGGCGGTTGGCCCGAGATGGTGCTCTCCCTGGGCGTGGCCAGCTTCTACCAGGCCTCGGGCGTTACGCCCGACTGCACGTTCGCCTGGGCGGAGGACGAGGCCACCTTGGCCGAGCACTTCCCCTGGCACGAGGAGGGCTGATGATGCCTGTACTGATGGAGCGTGACCGACGAGGAGCTCCAGGCGATGGGCGACTACTGCATGGCGCTGCTGGAGGAGGGAGGCCGGGTCGAGGAGGTCTACTGGCTGCTGGTGGAGGCCCGGGAGAGGGGGAGCTGGCGTGGACCCTCTGATGATCGTGAGCCCCCACCTGGATGACGCCGTGCTGTCCTGCGGGCAGCTGATGGCCGGAAGGCCCGACTGCGTGGTGGTGACCGTGTTCGCCGGGGCGCCGCTCAACGTGCAGACCACCCCCTACGACGAGGCGTGCGGCTTCCGGGACAGCGACGAGGCGCTGACGCTCCGCCGGGACGAGGACGCCGAGGCGTGCGCCCGTCTCGGGGCGACACCGATCCATCTGGACTTCCCTGACGGCCAGTACGAGCCCAAGCAAGAGCTCCTGTTCCACATCACCGACAAGCTCCTGCGGACGTGGGAGGCGCTGGGGCGCCCCCCAGTGCTCGGCCCGGCCGGGCTGATGCACCCCGACCACGAGCAGGTCGCCGCCGCCTGCATCAGGGCGTTCGGCTGGCAGGCCCGCTGCCCGGAGCTGTACGTCTACGAGGAGCTTCCCGCCCGGGTGCTGTGGCCGGAGAGCGTGGAGCCCGCTCTGACCCGCTGGGAAGTGGGCACGGTGCACCATTACGCCCCGGGCTTCCTCGGCACCGGGTCCAAGGTCCGCAAGGCGGCCGCCATCAGGGCCTACCGTAGCCAGATGCCTCAGATCGCCCCGCTGGGGGATGGCGCCGGGCGGACGTGCCTGTTCGTTCCCGAGCGCTACTGGAGGCCGTCATGATCCGGCTCAACGTGGGCTGCGGGCTCGACGTGCGAGACGGCTGGGTCAATGTCGATCTTGGCTCGTGGGACTACGACCCGGAGGGGCCCGACGCCGACCTGGGGCCCCGGCTCGTGCTGCCGCCCGGGGTGCTCTACGCCGACGCCGCCGAGGACCTCGGGGAGTGGCACGGCCGGTGCGAGACGGTCCTGCTCAACCACGTCCTCCACATGCTCCCCTACGACCAGGCCGACGTGGCGCTCGACCAGTGCGCCCGATGCCTGGCGCCGGGGGGCGAGCTCGTCATCGTGGAGGCAGACGTCCTGGGCGTCATCGGTGGGCCGAGGGCCAACTGGCCTGTCGCCGAGCTCGTCGCCGACGACGTGGAGCCGACGGTGCAGGGCAAGTTGCTCCGGTGGGCCGTCTGGCACGGCACCCGCCGCTCGCTGTGGAGCGTGGAGAGCCTGATCGAGCGGCTGACCCGCCGGGGCCTGGAGGCCGACGAGACGGAGGCCATCTGGGGCCGGGAGGCCGAGT